CGGAAATTTATAAAGTAGGCCACCGTAGAGGCCAGTATTTGACTGATTATTGCCCAAGTTACATCAATTAATATGCCTTTTTGAATTAAAGTAACGCCAAGGGCTGCGGCTCCTAGAATCGTTACTACAAAAATAGTTGCCCCAATCAGTATATTAAAGTTAACGATAGCAGCCCAGACCAGGGAAACCGTTGTTATAAATATAGCTAATTCTACAGCCAATGCATAGTCAGGAATATGCGGACTATTAGGTTGTAGAATACTTTCAGCTAATGCAGCTTGTATATAATGTGGTTCAAGCAAACCCACTGGAGTAGCAAGTTGTGGCATGATACCTGCTGCATCTGTGCCGACAATAACAAACTTTCCCTCAACATCCATGTTTTGCAAAGATGTTTCATGTGGAACAATCCAAGATACCCATTTGCGACCTAACGAATCTGTTTTTACAGGAGGCAATCCTCGTACCCGTACTTCTTCAATACCATTTTCATTTGTTTTGATAACGTAAGTATCGACATCTAGCAGCGTTTTTAATATTTGTGTACCAAATGAAGCTAACCAACCGTCTGGGGTTTTGTAAAGTAATGGTATTCGGCGAACTAAGTTGTCTATATCGACTGGAGCGGTAGCAATCCCTTGTTCGGTCCATGCAGATTCACGCAGTATCGGTATGTTTTGCAGAGTTCCTGATGCTTTAAAACCACCGACTTCTTCACCTAATATTACCGTACCAACAGTATCCGGGTACTCGCCGTTACTATATTCAAATAAAGGCAGTACAGTTTTAGAAAAGCTCATAGAATATGCAAACGCTTCATCGCCACCTAACCTGTCTGGGTGCGGAAAACCAATAGCCCAGCCTACACCAATTGCTCCATGTTCTAATAAATCATGTTGTATTTCTGCAAGTCGGTAACGTGGCAACGGGTAGCCACCTTCTCGGTTAATATCTTCTTCCGTAATATTTAATACAGAAAAGTAACCTGAGGATGTCCCTGGTAAGACTAGGTTATCAAATGTTCGAAGCTTTAATACTTGGTACATATCCCACTGAAATATAAGTGGAATGCTTAATAAGCTAAGTATTATTAAAAACTTTTTCATGAGCCTTGCGTAATCATAATCTGAGAATCGCCTCCACCGTTGACTTTAATTTGATTAACCACGCCGTTTTGTATCAGCATAATAGTATATGAGCCACCGCCCTCTATATCCAGACGTACTTTGTGTTCGACAAAACGCCGAAAGCTAATCACATTTCCTGTAATTAACGTCGTTATCTGAGTGTCTTTATCTTGACCTAGCTCTGTACCTGTAATGTTGATTCCTGCTGTTTGCTTCAATCTGTCTTCTTCTTCAGCCACGGCTAACGCATCTAAAATGTTGAGAAGGTCCTCAAGGAAGGTTACGTCTAAATAGTTAATATCTAACTCAGTAAACTCAACCTCCTCTTCCAACAAGTCTTCGTTTAAAAAATCTACATCCAAACCACTAAAGTCTAAATAAGGGTTACTTTGAACCACGTTGTAAGATTCATCTACCACTTCTACTTCTTTTGGCGGTGTGACGATTAACATGTTGTCAATCAAATCAATGGTCAAATCAAGAATGGCTGGGCTACTTGGAGGTCTTTCGTACACCGAAGCAGTGGTCGATTGAAACGGTTTGTTTAGTGTGACACTGCCAGAACCTGTCGATACTACGATTTCACCAGAAGATATGCCATTTACATCAGGCAATAAAATAACCAAGCTACGCCCCAGCTCATCTACCGTCACTGTAAAGTCCGTACCACGGATAGCAATATTGGCGGTTGGAGTGCGTAGTTTAATATTTTGTTTGTTTATCTTGCCCAAGCCACCTGTAATAAAACGCGCTGTGCCACTAGCAAAGTTTAGTGCCATCTTGGTTTTATCGGGGTTTGGATCGTAGATGTACTCGTCAATAACTAGCTTACTGTGCTCAGTCAGCTTAACTCGGCTGTCATCCTCGAAGGTTATTGCTAACCTACCAGCAGTGGTTTCTACGTTATCATTAGACTGTATGCCTAAATTTAAGTCGGCTTGTAATGGTTTGTCTCGGACAACTTGTGCATTACCCTGTAACTCGGATATTGCTCCAATATCAGCAGCCCACAGCAGTCCCACCGTCATCTTGCTCGACACAAACAGTACCGTTGCTACCGTTAGAAGTAATCTTGAGCCAATCATTGTTTAATGTACTCGTTTGAGAAACTGTAAAAGCTCGACTACCGCCAGTGTGATCTAACCAGAAGTAACCACCTGAACTAGCGTTAACCCCTGTGCCAGTATATGTGACTGTGTTATCAGAGCCGTCGATGTCCATATAGTTGGTGGCTTGGTCAATATTAATAGTTGAAGTGACCGTATTGTTTGAGCCTTGAATAATCCAATCAAGATCTAATGTCCCTGCTGCTGCGGTAGTTGCTTGGTTCAACGTCATAGTATTACTAGAACCTGTCACGTTAATGTTGACGTTAGAGTTATCTGCACCGTAGGTGTTGGTCGTGTCAGTAACCACATTCATCACGTTACTGCCACCAGTAAACTGAAAGAAACCTGTATAACTGTCAGCAGTGATATCACCTTTCCATAAGTTGCTTGAACCTATTTGATTGATATCTAATGTGTTAGTCGTACCGATAAAATCAAAGTCAGTTAGAGTACCTGCTACAGAACCAACGCCACCGATTAGGTTGCCACCACCTTGTTGCTCTAAATCGATATTTGCCGTCGCGCCAGATTGATCCATAAAAATTTCATTATCCGCAAACAATAGATAAGATAACGTACACAAAACTAATAAAAGTATTCTATTCATTTTTTAACGCTCCAGTATCCTGCCGTTAGACCGTCTTGAATTGTTTGGAGAACTGCCGTTTCTATGGCGGCTTGGAGGGCTAGATTGACAGACTCATTTTGGACTGAGCCGTTCTCTATCTCAATCAATTCTGTGCCTTGGGCAACAAATTTGAAAACATCCTGATTGTATCCTACACTAAGAATACTCTTAGTGACTAGAACTTCAAGTAAAACCCGCCCGGTAAGCACAGAAACTGTACGTAACGACACTGTTATCGTGTCTTTTCGATACTTTTTAGACGCTCCAATACCTAAGTAACGCGCACCCATGCCCCCGGAAGTTTGGTTACTTTCGTATCCTACAACACTTCCTTGCATTAATAATCCGGCAAACAACAATGGTTTTATTTTTTGTTTTTCGCTGGCTTCTTGTCGTGTAGCGCGAATGATCTGGCGTTCCTTCATTAAATTATCCACACCAACGCGCTCTACTACATCAAAGAACCCTTGCTTTTGACCACCTGCATGATGCAACGCTCGAATTAAATAAGTTACCGGACTTTGCGTAACCGCTGTACTAAAGTTTGCAAACTCTCCATTGCTGCGCCGTTGCCCGGTGTCGTCATTAAAAGCCACGCCATACACCGCAACAACAGGTCTTTTTTCTGGTGGTTCAACGCGAGCTAGTTCGGTAACCAGTAGCGGTCGGATCTTGGGCAGTTCTTTTTTAGGGACAACGTGGTTGCTGACAGTAGTGCAGCTAGAAGTAAAAATCACCAACAGGCACACTAATAACCGTAGTGCCACCTGTATTGTCTGTGACTGTAAGCGATACTGTGTCACCATTGGTGCTATAGTCAACTGTGTTTCCCTCTAGCTCAAAGCTTCCACTCTCTGATTTTTCTTCACCAAACATGTTATCCACAAGTTGTCTGGACAGTTCCGCATATATTCTACTCTCTAAATTACGGATAAACCTAGCCAGAGTACTATTATTGACCTCGCGCTCTGCTTCTTCAACCAAAGCAAGCTTCTCTTCCTTAATAGTATTTTCGCGGCTATGTTCTTGGTTTTCGATAGTAAGATAATGAGCAGACGTACCATTGCCTGAAAAGCTGGGGCTCTTAAACTTGTGCAACATTTCCGCAGACGCAGTGTTTAGCGGAGAAAACAATAACAAGATACAACAAACCAAAGCCACACAAAAAATAACAACAACATGCCCTACAATACTAGCGGCTGTTTTTAGTATCTTTTTTATCTTGGATCTCACGTATCTCAATCACCGTATCAAGTTTCTGTTGTAACCGTATGATATCGTTATCTAACATACGTATTCGGTCAATTAATTCAATCAGTGTACCTATAGTTTCTCCAAGTTTAGACTTTATTTCATTGGTAATAAATTGCCATATAAAATAAATCATATAAAGCAAGCCAACTGTAGCAACAATAGGAAACCCATATTCGCCAATTAGTTGAGCAATATCCACTAGTCTCGCCTTGCGTCTTCTTTCCCATCTGCCCTAGAAATTCGATCTAGGTCGGGTCGGATACCAAGCACCGTACACATAGTACAGTCTATACGCACCATGTCGTGATTCATTGTCTTAACTCTATTGTCTAAGTTACTGACTATATTATGAATTGAATCAACATCACCGACGACAGATGCCAGTATAAACTTGATAGATAAGAATACAAAAAAACCACCAATAATAGATATAGCTATTGGAAAACCAACTTCAGCTATTAGTGTAAAAGCTTCGTTCATTAGGAATGCAACGTGGTATTACTAGGAGTATCCCAGCCATCAGTAGCATAAACAGCTTTTTCCATCCTGTTTATTAAACGATTAGCTCTGTTAGGTACTTGTGTTGCCCAACGAGAGTCCGCCATTTCAACAGATGTTTGTTTAAAATCTTTATTATCTAAAGCTTTTTTCATATTTTTAAACTTACTTAACCTGGTGTAGCCCATGTTAAACATCATATTAGCTAGTATACGCTGAACATCTTCAGGATATTCGTCAAAGTCTTCATACAACTTTTTACAATCGCCAATAACTATTTGAATATCTTCTTCAAAACAATCTTGTACTCTTAACTTATCCACAGAAGTACCCACAGCTTGTCCATGCTCAGGATCAGACTCTTTTATTAAATGACCTATACCAAAAGTAGGATACCCTAAATGATCTAAATAGATTTCAAATACACATCCTTCATCTTCTGTCAGTTCTTCACGCAGTTTATCTATATTCATATTACTTCTTTGCAGCAGCTTTCTTTTTGGTTGCAGGTTTTTTAGCTTTAGAAACCGCTTCAACCACTCTAGTAGCCATTGGTTTAGGTTTTTTAGGAACATGCTCATAAATAAGAAGCCCAATTAACCCGATAAATATAAGTTCTAAAATACTCATTAGTTTTTATTGGGAGGCAACATTTTTGCCTTTCCTACATTTAAAGCAAGTAACTCAATTGCTTTGTAAAACTTACCTAAAATCTCATCGTCTTTTGGAGTATCCGTTACCGCAGCAATAAAACTTGCGGCGCAAACAATAGTAGTTACAATGCTTATAAGATTAGTTATCCACTCAAACATTAATCTTCTCCTTTATCATAGTCCCGATAGAACTTTACAATATTTAATATATTTTTAGTATACCTTTTAATTTCCGCCATGTTCATAGCTAAATTTTCATATTGTTTAGTAGTCAACGCATAATAAGGTTTACGCGGCGCTTTGTTTTCATCAATCAAACCAAGGTAAGTTACCATAGTTTCAGGAGTCATTACCTCAAACTGCACATCCGTTAACTGCATTTCCATTGGCAGTGGCGGATGATACATTGGAGGTCGTTCTGCAATAGTTTTTACTTCTACTTGTTTAGTATTGGGCATCATTGAACACCCACTAATCAATAAAAAACTAACCGCGAATGTCAATTTTCGCATTTGGTACCTCTATTTTAGGGCTCTGTGGTGCTGTAGTTTCTTTTTGCGGGGGGCTAACCTCGT